ATAGTATTTTTCCCATTGTGCCCAGAGCTTGGTTGGATTTGTTGGGTTATCTAAGCCCGCATCAGATATCAGATGCTTGGCTGAGTCAACAGGCATATCTGCTGGACATCATGCAACGTACCGATATTCAAGTGTTGCATGATCGACATGATCTGACTGGCAACAACAACGACGAAACATTTTTGAATCGGCCCATGCTGGAAGGAAATCCGCAAAATCCCTTGGACTTTCATCATCTTTCACAGATTGATCGACGCCATAAAGATTGTGATGTGATTGCTGACTATTTGGAATCTCAACGTGGGCAGGACATGAGCTTTTTCCGAAATGTATTTGCCGGCAAACAAGATCCTTGGGAAAAACTCAAACTCAACGATGTCAATAAACAAATGATGCAATATGCAGTCAAATATGCAGTGTCTGGAGATAGGAAACCTTTACATGCACTCTAAGCTAGAAGAAAAAATCAAACAGTACTGGAACAGCCAACCATGCAACATCAAACATGGCACTAGTGACATCGGCACGCCAGAATTTTTTCAAGAAGTAAGTCAAAGAAGATATCGTGTTGAACCACATATTGCCGAATTTGCTGGCTTTCATCTGTGGGCTGGCAAACGTGTTTTGGAAATTGGCTGTGGCATTGGATCAGACGCAGAAGAATTTGCCAAGCATGGTGCTGACTATGTGGGTATTGATCTCAGCAGTCAAAGTATTGCGCTGAGTCGACAACGTTTTGAAGTACTGGGGCTGCTTGGCGAATTTCACAATGTTGATGTCACCGATGGTGATGCCTTGCAAAAACTGGGCAAATTTGACTTGGTTTATAGTTATGGTGTGATACATCACTTTCCTGGGATCGATAATATCATTTGCAATGTAAAGTCAGTGCTGGAGCACAATGGAGAATTTCGTTACATGGTGTATGCCAAAAACTCCTGGAAGTATGCCATGATCCAGAAGGGACTGGACCAGTTTGAAGCTCAGGCAGGTTGCCCATATGCACAGGCGTTCAGTAAAGATGAAATTCAAAATCTAATGAAAGATGGGTGGACAATTGAGAGACTGCGACAAGACCATTGTTTCATGTACAATGTAGAAGAATACAAAAAAGGCCGTTATGTATTGGAACCATGGTTTGAGGCCATGTCAGATGCGCATCGTCAAGCTGTGAAGGAATATCTTGGTTGGCATCTGCTGGTCAAGGCAAGAAAAATATGAGCAGACTGTTTGCGTTTGGGTGCAGTTTTACCAACTATCGTTGGAGCACCTGGGCTGATTGTCTTGCACCGGAGTTTGACTATTTTGAAAACTGGGGGCAGAGTGGCGGCGGCAATCACTTCATTTTTAACTCATTAATGGAAGCGGATCAACGGCATCAGTTTGGTGCTGGCGACACAGTAGTAGTGTGTTGGACCAATATCATGCGCGAGGACCGTTACATAAAAGATCATTGGGTGACCTTGGGCAATATCATGACCACACCTATCTTTACCAAAGAATTTGTGACTGATGCGGTGTGTGAACGAGGCAATTTGATTAGAGACTTGGCGTTTATCAAAGCTGTCCATGATGTGTTGTCAGCAAGATCCACAGTGACTTTTAAAACAATCAGCATGTGCCCTATACTACAACTGGATCTTTGGGAACAAACACAGTATCAAAATCACGATGCAGTTGATGTGTACAAGAGTGCGCTTGATAATATATTGCCCAGTTTTACCACAGTGCTGGGGCAGGAATATTGGAATACTGATCAACACAAAAGATTTCAATACCCCGAAGGAAGGGTAGATTATCATCCTACTCCTGCAGAACATTTGGCCTATTTGGATGCAGTGTTACCAGGTTGGGTGACAAAGACAGAAACTCGTGTTAAAATACATGAAGAAAGTTTGAATCTAAATAAAGATCCTTGTCGTTCAGGAATGGCTCGAATAAAAAGACTATAAAGGCAATGCAACATGTTTGGTACTAACGAAATTATTGGCAAGAAGTATTTTAAGGACGCACCTGCAGACAGTTTGTTTGTGACCAGTATGTTCTTTACCCTGCAAGGCGAAGGTCCGTATGCAGGTCAGCCTGCACTGTTCATACGCTTGGCCAAGTGCAATTTGGATTGCAGTTTTTGTGACACATTCTTTGATGACGGCGACTGGTTGACCTTTGATCAGCTGGACCACAAGATGCATGATGCCATTAATGATTTTTGGCACAAACAAGGCCGAGCAACTCCTGCATGGGTCAATGCCAACACAAATGATTATCCCGGAGTGGTCCTGGTAATGACCGGCGGCGAACCGCTGTTGCAGGAAAATATTTCAGCATTTATGAGTCGTCAATTGCCAAGATTCAAGGCGGTGCAGGTGGAAAGCAATGGCATTCCAGAAACTGAGGTACCTGCAGGTGTTACACTGGTATGCAGTCCCAAATGTATAGAGAAAAACGGTGTTGCGGTGAAATATCTTGCACCCAGCAAAACCATCATGGATCGAGCAGACTGTTTGAAGTTTGTTATGTCAGCAGATATTGTCAGTCCATACAACAACATTCCCGAGTGGGCACACGAATGGAAACGTCAAAACCCTCACAAGGAAATCTATTGCAGTCCAATGAATGTGTACAACAGTTTCCCACAACGGATCAAACTGTTGCGAGCAGAAAAAGGCACAATTACCATGGCTGAACGCAGCACAGTGGATGAGGTCATCAGCTTCTGGGAACCTGGCTTGTTGGATCTTTCAGCCAATCAAGCTAATCACGAATACACAGGGCGTTACTGTGTTGAGCATGGACTCAAATTGAATTTGCAGATGCATTTATATGCCAGCTTGGCCTAAGGAACCTCATGGGAATTTTTGATAGATTTAAAAAGAAGCCTCCTGCCAAAGAGGAAAAAGAAAAAGTTATTCGTGTGCCTCGAGCACCAGAAAAAACTGCCAAACAGCTGGCCACAGAGAACAACGAACCTTATGTGGCTATTCTTACCATGGACATAGATCCCAATAACCTGCACCAAGGTGCATTTGAACTAGACTGGAATGAGATATTCATTGCGAGACTGGTCAAGGCCGGTTACATGATGAAACCCACAGACGCTGACTCAGACCTGGTGGATCGGTGGTTCCAGAATGTGTGCAGACACGTGGTGATGGAAACCTGGGAACAGGAACAGGCCATTCGCAACTCAGGAGCACAGTATGTTCGCACTAGAGACATCGGCAATGGACGCAGCGAAATAAGTTAAGGAAAAGATCATGATGGATGGAAGACGAGTTGGTTTCACTGCCTCAACATTTGATTTATTACACGCCGGGCATATCAGTATGTTGCGCGAAGCCAAAGAAGAATGTGAGTATTTGATTTGTGCATTGCAAAACGATCCCACCCTGGATCGGCCCAACAAGAACAGACCAGTGCAGAGCATTGTGGAACGACAACTGCAACTGTTAGGCTGCAAGTATGTGGACGAAGTTTGGGTTTACAATACAGAAAAAGATCTAGAAGACCTGTTACTGATACTGCCCATCGATGTGCGTATACTTGGTGTAGAGTACGAAGGCCGGGAATTCACAGGTCGTGAAATTTGTCACAAACGAGATATTGAATTACATTTCAATGGTCGCGATCACTCATTCAGCAGCAGTGAATTGCGCCAGCGTGTGGCCCAGGCCGAAGACTTAAAAAAGAAAATGGGGGCATGGGAGCCAGTGGGTGCAGATGACACAGGCGGACCCAGCCCACGATGATACTGTACGCCAATGGTTGCAGTCACACCGCGGCTGCCGAAGCAGTTGTGCCAGATGTGTTTGCTAAGGACGACGGGAAGAACGGTATAGATCGTCGCCCACATCCTACAAATCTAGCAGCCAGTTGGTGTACACATTTGGCAAGAGATCTTGGTCGTACCTTGTACTGTGATGCAGAGTCAGCCAGCAGCAACGATCGCATTGCGAGAACCACACGTGAATGGATTGCCAATAATTCAGACAAATTGAACAATACATTCATGGTCATTCAATGGACCACCTGGGAACGAGAAGAGTGGTTGCACCGAGGCACATGGTATCAGGTAAATGCATCTGGGGCAGATTGGGTACCGCAAGAACTACAGCAACGATACAAACAGTTTGTGGTCGATGTAGATTGGGCGGCAAAAACTCAAGAATGTCATGAAAAGATTTGGACCCTGCATACTGAACTGAAAAGTTTGAACATTCCCCATTTGTTTTACAGTGGGCACAGCAGTTTTGGTGATGTCCAAAATCAACATATTTGGGGCACCAGTTACATGTATCCTTACAATCGGCAAGGTACTTACAATACTATTTTACAACAAAACGGGCATGTGCCCACAAAAGGTTATCACTTTGATGCCAAAGGTCATTGCTTTTGGGCCAAGTATGTGTTACAATACATCAAACAACACAACTTGGTAACACATAATGCGCTATCTACTGATTGACACCAGCAACATGTTTTTTCGTGCGCGACACCAGGCGCATCGAGCCGCAGACACATGGACCAAGCTGGGTTTTGCCCTACATTTGACCTTGATGAGTGCCAACAAAGTAGCACGTGATTTGGGTGCTGATCATGTGGTATTCGCACTAGAAGGACGTAGCTGGCGCAAAGATCACTATAAGCCCTACAAAGCCAATCGTGCTGTGGCACGTGGACAAATGAGCGAGTCTGAAGCAGAAGAGGACAAGCTGTTCTGGGAGACCTATGATGAGCTGACTAAATACTTGTCTACACGAACCAACTGTAGTGTCGTCCGCTGTGCCACAGCAGAAGCAGATGACATCATTGCACGTTGGATTGCACTACACCCCCAAGACGAACACGTGATTGTCAGCAGTGACTCAGACTTTGTGCAGTTGATTGCACCTAATGTAAAATTGTACAACGGCATCAATGATCACTTGTTCAGTACCACGGGTGTTACGGACGCAAAAGGCAAAAACTTGGCATTCACTATAGAGAGCAACAGCAAGATCAAAGTTGGCAAAGCAGATGCCAACTTTGTGCCGCCTGTGGATTATCAGAAATGGGTGTTGTTCATGAAGTGCATGCGTGGCGATCCCGGTGACAATGTGTTCTCGGCCTACCCAGGTGTGCGGGTAAAAGGCACCAAGAATCAAGTGGGACTCACAGAAGCATTTGAAGATCGCAATCGCCGCGGCTATGCCTGGAACAATCTCATGTTGCAACGTTGGAGTGACCATGAGCAAGCAGAGCACAAGGTGCTGGAAGATTATGAACGCAATCGCACCCTGATTGATCTCACAGCACAGCCTGATGAGATCAAAGCTGTGGTAGATGAAGCAATACGTGAGCAGATCAGTCATAAGGATGTAGGCATGGTGGGTGCGCACTTTTTACGAT